ATGAAACCACCGTTAAGCGATGCCAAATGCCCACTGTCGATAAGCTGGTTGATCAACGTGTTGATTGTTTCGGACACATCGCCGAGCAAAACACCCAAACCGGACCCAAAGAACCCACCATCAAACGACGGCATGAACTTATACGAGTTGTAGAAAGGCACCGGAAGGATTTCGACAATCCTGTTATTCTGGTCAATTCGAACCGACCGCATGTCATACGCGGCGACAACCCGAACCACCTTTTCCGATTCCTCATGAATTGTTACGATATACGGCTCTTCATACCCGTCACCATCCAGATCAACCCTGCGATGCTGTTCAATGAAGTTGGTGGCCTTGAATGAATCGTCGTCACTTTCGTCGGGCAGATCAACATCAGCAAAGAACCCGCTACGCTTACGCGTCATGATCTCATGGGGCATTAACGGGATGACCTCGGACAACCGAGGCGCTTGGTCTAGGCTCTTTGCTTTCGCGTTCACTACCAGACCATCGGGGCCGGGGAACAAGAGCTTCGTCTTCAGCTTGTCTTGTGCTGGATCGTACCAGTATTTGCGGAACATATGCCCCGCCACTGGCAGAACAAACAGCAACGTGTCAGTGTCGTCTTCCCAGTTCTCGCTATCGTTGCGCATCTGATGCGACATGTATTGAGCAACGCGACCAGCCCGATTAGCTTTGACGTTGCCTTGATCCTCACCATGCACCACGCATTTAACAATATCGCCATGTGGAACAATCGCCGGGTATGCCCGCGCATTGTATTGAAGCGCCGCCGAAGTAATCAGCGGGAAAATGACATTCGAACATTTATCAAAAGGATAGTTCTTATCCTCGGCCTTCATCATCTTGGCGAGGTTTAGGCCCTTCTCCATGCGCGTGAGCCAGTCATGCATGGACTTCAGGTCGATTTCGTACTCTTTCGACACATCTGTGCCGATCTTCTTCAACCTGTCAGCGTCAATCTGACCAACCAGATTTGGAGCTTTGGCAATAGCCTGAAGCGCCTCGACGCTAATACCCTGTTGCGCTTGATCGTCCTGCATCATACCGCGTGTGGTCTCCGTCGCCCTCATAAACGTCTGGGGCTTCCGCAAAACGGCTCATCATCACCGCGTAGCGTGTTGCATCCATTAAATCGTCGTATTCTTTTACGACTGAGCCATCCTTGCGGTGATACAGTCTGAATTCGTCCCACCACTCTTGAAGGTGGCTAAAAACCTTGAAGCGGCCCGTTTTCATGCGGGTTAGGATTTCCATCAATCCCGCCTCAACGCCGACCCCGCCATCGGGGTGAGTGGCGTGAACGGCCATCATATTCAGGCCAGCATCGATATAATCGTTCTTGAGCGTTCCGCCTGATCGCTTATCGCGCTGATATGCATCCATCGGCCAAGCCCATGGAAAGCCGCCCCACCGCTTTAGTGTGGCCGCGTGTTCAAGTGGCTCCGCCTCTTTCCTCGTATAGCAAGCGCCGAGGTACATAATGTCTGTGTCGCGGTCGTAAGCTATCTGGACCGCTGCCGTTGGGTGATCCCAGCCAAAATCAATCCCGCCAACCATCGCCCAATGACGTGGAACCGAAAACGGTTCGCACATAATTGACGCCTCGGTGACTGGATAAATCCGGCCAGAGCCTAGAACTGGTATTCCCTTGGTTCGCGCCTCAACTTCATGGGGCGGATAACTGGCGATGATCTCGGCCCGCTTCTCTTCTGAGATGTGCTCCGCGTCATCGATTGTCATTCGCGTTACTGAGCGGCTCATTTCGTATCATTTGCCAAGAACATGCGAACAACCTCTGACATTCCAAGAAGCGGTGTAAACGTCAGATAGACCCGACCGTCTGGAACCGCGTTGGTCCGCGTCAGGGCTTCCATGTAGATATCCTGCGGCGGCTCTTCGTCCAGCCAGATCAAATCCTTTTTCGTTCCCTGCCACTTTTGGCGTTTTTGATCGTATGACTTAAAGCCGAGCGTGGAATTGCCCCCGGATACGTGCTTGACCAGAACCGTGTCGAGCGCTCCGGCAACACCCTGCCGCCTATGCGTTGAAAAGATTGCGTCGGCTGGTATTGCTGCCGTTCCCCAATCTTCCTCATTATTGGGTGGACCGATCAAGTTCGTTTGAACCGTGTCCCGCGTGCTTTCTCCGGTATCAGACCCAGACCAAACATTGATAGGTCGGTCGAAACGATGCCCCGGCCACCAATCGGGATATCTGCCCGTTAGATGAATGGCGCACTCAAACGCGCCACAGTATGTTTTGCCAACCTGGTTCGCGGCCATAAGCAAGCGCTCTCTTGCGCTCTTGCCTGCCGCGTAGAATTCGAGTTGCTTTGAATATGGTTGAAAGTCGGCAAGTAAGTTTCGTGACTTACGCCGTTCCAGTTCCTGTGTGAGTCGGAGACGCATCGCCTTCAGATCGTCCAGCGATAAACGCCTCGATGACTCCAAGTCTATCGGTGAGTTCTTCATCTGTCATTTCATCAGTTGGGGCCGTGCGAACAAGAAGCTCCTTAGGTAGCAAGCTTGCCACCATCTTGACGTACTCCATGGGCTTTTCTTCGCGGGCCTTGATAATTACATCTTCGCCGTTTTCTTCCCAGTCAGCTTGGAGATTGCTTAGAAACTGCTCTCCGAGCTTATTGCGTGAGCCTTTGGGTCGCCCACCAAACCCGCTATTACCCGGTAAAAAGCGGCCTTTTTCATCCTGCTCGGGCTTATCCGCCATCTTACTTTGCCTTTATCGCCAACAAGTCGCCCGTCAGAAGGCCAATGAATTGAGGCCCTACACCTGCAACGATGTAAGTCTCTCGCGGCGCTTCTGTACCTGCAGGCGGGTTAACCGGATCTACCGAGTGTGCTCTGACAAGCACGTCATCTGTATTGATTGCCCCGTAAGCTGTGACCTTCGCGATATCACCAGAGCCAGCAATGATCGGCTCGCCCGTAAGAACATCCAACACAGGAACCCAAGCACCTGTTGCCACCATCTGGGGGCTGTGCTTTCCACCTATCATGTGGACGGGCATGGTTGTGCGGGATTGCTTGCCGCCCTCCGCCACGTTTATTAGTGCTTCACCCATTTTAATCTGCCCTTTCGAATTATTGGTGCAGTATCCGCCATCTGTAGGCGGTGCCATTGTTCGGGTTTGTGATGAATTTCTCCATCTGACTGCCGTTTATGATAGACCAGCCGTTGGCGACCATTGCGGTTTGATCAAGCGCCGCGTTTGCGCCCGCGCTGTTATTGGCAAAATCAATGTATCGGGCGGTTTGAGAATTGCTGAGATAAGACGAAGACATACCCGCTAGGATTTCCCGCTCTATACCGTTTACAATTCCCTCTTGCTGGGCGGAGCTAAGTTCGTTGCGCTCAAGATTGAACCGGAAGGCACCGGTGTAGTTACGCCAAGTCGTGGGAACGTCCGATATGCCCGTAGCTCCCAATGAGGACGCAGAATTTATCCGCTGATAGTAGTATAAATAATCGACCAGCGGAGCAGATGCCGGAGCATCGGGAAAAGCGGTTGCGCCCGTCCAGTTTGGTTGGATGTTGTAGTTAAACCGGAACGATTTTATGAACTCCGGTATGCCCCCCGCGATGCTTACTCGGTAGGTGTAGAAATACAAAAGCGTTGCTTGGTCGACGTTTCTCTCTAATGCGTCGGAAAACTCTTGCGTTATTGTTGAACCAGTCAGCCTGCGCCCATCAATTGAAAAGCGCCTAATTGATCCCCATGCTTCAGCATCAAGCGCAAGATCCCTATACTTGTTGTAGATCGTCACGCGTGGAAGCCTGAGCCATCATAGTAAAGGCGAACAACCGTTTCATCGTTTGCCGTCTCATCTAAAACAGGAACCTCACCAACTAATGCGGGGAAGGTCAGAGTGTGACCACCTGTGCCGTCCTGGATGACGTGGAGCCAAAGACCAGCAACGGGTACAGAAGGGGCAGTAAAAGTGAGCGTGACATCTCCTGTCAGCCTGATCTTGACGCTATCGTCATTCGTGAAATCTGCATTGACCGCACCGGATACGTCGCCAAGGTCATTTACCTTATAAAGACTTGCGCCACGACGAACCTCGCCAACCGTTATACCGCCAACAATACCAGATCGGCTTGCGGCTAACTTGTCACCGTCTTGTGCGGCCATTTATGGTAGCGCGGCCAGTTGAGAGATGCTGAATGTAACTTCCTGATTGGCAGCACCAACAACAACTGGATTTGTGCCGGGGGTTAGACCCGCAGAAGCGGCCACATGGGAATTCGTGAACATTGCCGGAGTGGCGAGACCTGCATTCGTGCCATCAACAACCGGTAATGAAGCATCAGCGCCAGCCGAGTTTGTGACCGTGCCGCCCGTGGGAGATGCGGTGTAACCAAGAGCAACCGAGATGACAACGTCAAGGCTTTCTTGTTCTTGGACCTTGTCGTAAACAATCGGACCAACCGAGGAAACGCGATATACAGCCCAACCAGCGTCAACAGTACCGTCTCCGGTAGCATCTGCCACAAATACCCGATCACCGACCCCAAGACCGCCCGTAGGAGGTGTGGGCGTGAGTGTGTTCGCGTCTCTGGCTGCAATCGTGGTCGCCGAATAATCATTTACCGCGCCCAAGAAATCCGCAAGCTCGTCTGCGGTCATGTGGTACTGGACGTTAGCGCGTTCGACTAAGAGTAGATCACTTGATTGTAATGCCATTTTTTACCTCATGGAAGCGGAGGAAGGTCCGCAATGATTAAATCCGGCACGAACAAGCCATTCGCTCTTGCCTCAACGATGTTATTTCCGTCTGGCGATATTGCCGCTGTCCCAGAATTGCCTTGATTGCCCTGCAATCCCCGAAGAACAACCTCAACAACCTGAACCTCGCTTGGCTGGATAACCTCAACGACTACCGTGTCAAAGATCGCCATTTATTCCGGCTTCCGTGAATATGTGACCGCTTAGGATGCGTTCCTGTATTGCCGTTTGACCCATAGGCCGAGCCTCAAGCTCAAAGCTTTGGAATGAACCGGCAGGGAAAGTATGGCTATCTGCGAGCGTGATCGGGATTCGGACAATTGTTGTCGTTATCGTGGTTCCAGACACATCAATCGGCTCAAGCGTTGTTGTGATCTCTGGGCGGGTTTTCGTGATCTGGCTTACCGCTGGCCCCCAATAAAAGAACAGGTCGAAGGTGCTTAGATCAATCGGATTCGGAGAAGTCCCGCCGTCCAAGCTGTAAATCCTCACCTCAAAGGTTCTCGTGTATCCCTGCTTTATTGTGAGCTTATACGTTGAAGTCTCGCAAGACATTGTGGACCTCCAAACGTAAACCCGAAAAAATGACCC